ATCTGTTCTAAAGCCTTCGTTGTCTACTACTAGAGCCGCATAACGCTTCTTGGTAATGTACAAGCCGCTCTTGGCAACAATCTCTCTACCTGCTGCAATTACATCTGCACGACTCTTTGGACAGTGAAACGCTTTAGCCATAAACGCAATAAACGTAGTGTCTACTTGCTCTGCAATTTGATCATACAAAGTAATTGCTTTTTCTGCATTCCATTCTAGTTTGCCACTTTCGATATCATCTTTTAACAACGGCCATGCACTAAAATAAACAGAGTCAGTGTCACCATAGATAACGGCCTTGCCTACATGATCATAATCACCGGCAATAGTGTTATTCACTTCGGCACTCATGTGCTTAACGATCTGTCTGCCAGTAAGCGTAGTCGACTGTCCAATACGTTTATCGAAGAACCTACAGCCAGGATTAAGAATCGCACCATACAAACTGTTTAGGTTAATCTTTTTAACCAACTGTCGCTTGTCCCAGTATTCAATCTCTGCTTTGTTTTCTGCTTCTTTGGCCTTCTTGAGCATCTTTTGCATATCTTTACGTTCAGCGTACCAACGCTTTAGAATGCCCGGAATAACACCTTCAAACTCTGTAGTGAAAATTGTGCCGTTTGCACTGAGCATCCACGGCATTTGACTGTCAAAGATCAGTTTATAAATTTCTGCACCTGACAGTACATCCGACCTGCCATCTTCCCAATCAATTGTAAGTGCAACATCTTTTCGTTGATCCATAACAGCTTCGTATTCTTCAGTAGCAAAGCGACCCTCCCATGATCCTGCAAATGACTTCTTTTTAAGTGTCATGTCTTCATGAACACGGGCATCTGAAATCTCTGAACGAATCTGTCCTACAATAGTCTCTGGAGCCATGTTTAACGCACGAATTACTGATGGGTATAGTGAGTTCAAATCCATTGACGCTACCCACTTGTGCAAGCCCTTCTTAGGAAACGCAACATACGCACCGGCTGCTTGTGTGTTTTCGTCGTCACGTCTAGGTCTATTAGGTACTTGCAAACCTCTATGATGTGCTTCGTTAATAATGCCTTGTTCTGTAACAGCAACGGCTCCCATTGTAGTTTGTAGTAGTACAGTGTTTTCGTGTGCAACAGTGTTACTAAGATCAATGAACCGTAGTTTTTTATCTAGTTTGTCTAGTAGTGCCGTATCTTGAATGTTATATTCAATAAACTTACGGAAATCATGATTATAAAGCTGATCAAGTGTACCTTCATACGCTACTTTGTTTTCGCCTACTTCAATCTCACCAATAGCATCCAGTCGATATGTGTGACGTTCTTCATATGTGTATTTGCGATACAGTTCTAAACTGTCCAAGTGTACACGACCTACTAGATCAAATGTAACTGCTTGCTTCCCGTATTTTTCATATTCGCGTTTTTTGGGCAATTGCCCCCAAAGACAAAAGCGTCTTGTGTCGTCTTTGCTTAGTACACGACTAACACGGTTAACAGTATACGGAATATCATAACCTTCACTGTTCCACCCACTTAGGATATCAGCATCCTCGATTAACGTCAAAAATGTATCTAACATGTCTGCTTCTTTTTCATAAAGCACAACACCTTCAATACCTTCCAGTTCTTTTTCAGCTTGTTCCATAGTAAGTGTCTTAGGCGGAACAGCAAGACACACCATTGTGTCCAACCACTGTAAATATACAGATATTGATGTAATACCCATAAACGGATCACTTGGATCAGCAAAGCCTCGCTCTGGATCAAAGTCCGTCTCAATATCGAAAAAAGCAATGTTTAGTTTAGGAGCATCTTGGTTAAGATAGTTCTCACTTAAACATTGGAAGATAGGGTTTACATCGCTTTCGAATAGTTCTTTATCTCTGTTGATAGCAACTTCCTTGCGGAAGTCTTTTGTGTTTTTGCACACAATACGACTAAGAGGATCACCATAGATGCTTTTATATTTGCCCTTAGGGTCTTTATAAAAGAACGTGTATTTTGCCTGATATTCGTGGAAGTGTCGTTTTCCGTCTTTACGTTCTACAACACGAATAATATCACTGTCACGATCAAATAATGCGTCTACATAGCTCATTCATTCTCCTTGTACTCTATGTCGTTAATATTGCCTGCTATAATATATCTTTTATTGATGCTCGGATAAACTTTATGATGCATGAAGCTAGGAAACATAACTATCATATCATTATATACAGGAAGATGTATTTCGTCAACTGGAAATATTTCATTCTTGTTATCTTCTAACTTTATAAATGTAAGAGGACTATTATCTTCTCCTACATCCAAGTAATAAACCCAACTGTATCGGCTTAATGTGCCATGTTCGTGTTGCGGGCTAATTTGTCCAGGTAACGACTCTTGAAACCAAACGTTTGCGTCTATGTTAAAAAAGTTAGTATTAGGCCAAACTTGATCTTGTATAAACTTAGGCCCTCGTGGACCTACAATGTTATTACAATACCAAGTATGTACTAGGTCTAACAACGGATCTAAAATTTCGTGTTCTTGATGTATATTTGAATCTGTTTTCCAGCCGTTGTAATTAGTTGCAGGAATGCCGTTTCCTTGTTCTTTTTGTTCAAGGAAATATTTTACTATTTGCGATCTATTGTTGAATCCTAGTGCTCCGTGACGAACGGCAACTGGATGAGAAATGTATAGTGTACTACACGAGTTTGTCATTTTTTCCTACGTTGTTTATGGCCAACTTAACCTTCTACTTGCCTAGCTATTGCTATTGGCGTTAATTCTATTTATTAAACTAAAAGTCCTACTATATAAATTATGGTTAGTCCTGAATTAAGTACAATTAAACTTTTTTCTTTCCATAGGATACCTATTAACACCCAAAGGCTATTACTACCAATGAACGCAAAAATGTAGTAAGGATAAATGTTAAAAGCAGCTAGTGTTGCCGCAATTAGTAGACATGCTGTACTAATCCACGCTAGCCACTGATAAGGTTTTACTACCATTGGAATTAAAGTTTATCTTTTCCAACAGTAACAACTAGTGTTTCTAAATCATCAAATTCACTAGCGACTCGATCCCAGTCACCTTTGTGTGCAACTTTAATCGCTTTGTTGATAAGTGCCGGTTTAATATCTAATTCTTCTGCTACAGCTTTTACTGTTTCTTTAAGACCTTCCTGTAAATCTTCAATTTCTCTTAGAACTACTGCTCCTTCATTTACAAGGCGCTCTAGTTTCGCTTTTTCTTCTACACCATAGGTACGATCACTCATAAGGTTCTCCTGTTATTAATTTAAGTTAATTATATAATATATTTAGGCAGATGTCAACAATTATTTCCAAAGATGTCCCATACGGGGATCTTCTATGTTATTTTCGGCATTGGTATAACAATCCTCAAAGTTGTAACCTGCTTGTAAAAGTCTTTCAACTTCGTTTTTAGGAGTTGTACTCCAAACAGGAATAACTTCGGTAGCACCTTCTGGAAAATAATCTCCGTGTCGTAGATGTATTTCAATTATTTTTTTATCTACAAATTCAATATTGAGTTTGCCGACATCTTTAAAATTGTTGATCCACTCGGGCAAAGGTATGTTCTTGTGCTCAACTTCGTACCATCGGTCAAATCGACTAAGATTATCATAGTTCGTTACGCCAATACTAGAATGTACGGGTGTTATCCCTGAGTCAGTCCACTCATAATCTACACTCAAGTGTTCTCCAAAAAACCTCTCACACCAAAAATAACTAGGCAACAAGTCGTATACTTTATCTTTTTGTAATTTCATAAACTTTGCACCTGCAGCAAGTCCGCTTAAATTGTAAATAGGACGTACAATGTATTCGCCTGTTGTAGGCACAGGAGCAGGTGTGGGACCTGCTGTGTATCCTAGTTTAAGAGATAATTCTAATTTATTGAACACCCATCGATGCTGTGGATATTGTTCCCAGATTTCCCAATCTTCTGGTTCTTCAATCATTTTCTTCGTCGATGGTTTTATATTGCCACTCATCTGTGTGTCCTACACTCCATTTTTGAGCAGTTTCGACTTGATAGTTTTGTGTACAAACTTTAAAATCAGGCCGTAAAAGTGTTTCAGGTGTTAGACTTGAATCTTGCCAAATAACTCTGTTGTTCGGCTGTGCCGCAAATTGTCCATTGTCCAGTTTGATTACATTAAAAGTTTTATGTTCTGGATCGTGTTCAGCAAAATTTATATCAAGAGTTGAACTTTGACTGTGACAGTTATCTATTGTAAAAAGATATTCACCGTCGTGTAGATGTTTGTCTTTTCCATAAAATTGACATCTTGATAACAAAGGTTTTCTAATTACAGTAATATCGTAATCAAAGCAATCCCATAATTGCAGAGTATCGAGACTTAAATCCCCGTGTTCTTCTTTCCACACAAATGCTGAAAGAGGAAGTTTATCGTATAATGCTCCGTATTCTGTAAGTAAAGTTTCGAAATATAATGCTTTGCCTTGGATGCTTCTTACACTTATCCACATCCCCGGCGTATATTCTCCATGACCTTTTTCTAAATCGTAGAGATATTCTTTTCTTACTAAAACTGGTATTGGTGGTAAATTATGTACTAAAAACGCCATTTGATTCCTTTGTTATCATTTCATAACCTTTAAGTTCTTCTTTGTAAGTATCTGTATCTCCAAGTATCATATACTTATATCCTTGAGATTTATAGTAAGCACATTCGCTTCTAATACTACGATAGCCAAGTTTTAACTTTGGGTTGTTATAATCCCAGGCAAATTGATCTGCTACTACAGATAATTTACTCGGAAATTTGTAAATTAAACTCCAAGCTATTAATACTCCTTCGTGGTAGTAACCTAACACATCACTGTTATATTTACTGTCACGATCCCATTCTTCTTGGAAGATCGGATGGGGATTTTCAATGTTTAAATACTCTATATACTTTTTATAAATTGACTCACAACTAACAAAATCATTGTTGTTTAAAAATTCAAAAGGAAGTTGTTTGTAATTTGTTTCGGTAAGATTTATTCTACAGGTCATCTGTCTACCACATCATTATAATAATCTTTATCCCAATTAATATAATAATTCTGTTTATCTAATATTTGTCTTGCGTTTTTTAATTTTTTTGATTCTTGTATTAGTATAAGAGCATACTCACCTTGATTAAACACAAGGTCTTTTACACGTTCTTCTTTATTGGGGTGATCCTCAAGGGCAACATATCCATATTGTTCTAAAAAATCTTCTGTAGTTTCATCTACGCATGCTTCTAGATCTTCGACACTGATTAGATCTGGTTCACAGCCTAATACTATAACTTCTTTCTCGTCAGGCCAATCATACACATAATTTTTTATTTCTGTTTTAAAATAATCTTTCATGCTTATATTTGATACTAAATTGAGTTGGTGTATAATTACCTTGTTTGACATCAACGCTTTTTTAGCAAAAGGGCAGGGAGGAAGATTATTAAGGGTTTTTGAAGGAGTGCTTAAAAAAGTTTGTATCCAATTGCTAATGGATAGTTCAAAATTTTCCATTGCATAATTTATCCTACTTTTTCTTTGGCTTTTTACGTGGACGACAATCGTCTACTTCTTTACCGCCTTTCATTTTAGTTCCGGCTAGATAATGTCCATCCCAGCAGGCTTTACCGTCCTTGCCTTTTTTTTTACCTTCCGGCACACTAATGCGTTCTGCTAAACGATCTTGCAACGATGATTTATATGAATCAGTAACAGTTTTAGGTCCTGGGATTTCACTGCCTAATGTAGCCTGGGTTCGTTTATCCATTCGCGCTGCTTTTTTCATTAATTCTTGATTAGCAGGATCATTCATTTGGTCCTTAGACATGCCAATTGGATTACCAATAGTACCTCGAGGAATTTGAGACTGTAATGCTTTTTCAAGTTCATTGAATTTACTTTTAAATTTAACAAACTGAGGATTATTTGACTGAGATTTCAACATACCAATTAATTTGTTTGGATCCACAGGATTTGTTTTTAAAAAGTCTAGTACAGATTGTAGGTCTTGTTTACCAGTTAGAAAATCCCCAAGTGTTTGATCAAAGGCAATTGCTTGAGTATTTGCTAATCTTGATTCTGTAACTTCGTCAAATTTTAATTCATAGTCTAAATGATGATAGACACTACCGATATAATCTGCAGCTTTAGTGATTTTTGATTGTACCCACCCGTCTAGACCTTGTTGTTCGTCAATATTTTTCAGCATCTCGTGTAGTTTAATAGCATACTTTGCAATTTTATAAAGATCACCACGAGCCATTTGTACTTCGTGATCAGACTCTGCTTTATATGCTAAGTCTGCTAAATTTTCTTTTAAATGTTTTTCTCTCATAGTAAATCCTTTATTGTATATTTATCTTTTTAATGGTTGTCCAAATAAACCTGTAGTTGTATTATCAAGTGCATTTTCTCCAGGCTTTTGTTTTTTAGGTTTCTTTTTGCTACGTGCTATTGGCGGATTTGCAAGAGCTGCTCCATCCGCAGCAGCTGTAGCTCCAGTTGTAGCAACTTCATTTACACCTTCTTTTTTCTTGTCTTTATTTAGATAATCGATCAATTTTTTACCGCCATAAAGTAATGCTACCACCGCCGCCGCAGGTAGTGCATATTTCATGGCTGTATTTGCTATTCCGCTTACTGTCGAAGCACCTAGTGCTCCTCCTGTAGCTTTGCTAATACCGTCTGCCCATTGTGTAGTTGTTTGCGGAGTAGATTGAGCAAGTGCTTGTGCAGCTCCAGCATCTTTTACAACATTAGGTAGTGTTTTAATTTCTGATGGAATTTTAGAATTTGGTGCACTAGCTGGTTTTTTAGGAACCTTAGTTACATTAGAAACTTTTGGCGCCGGAGGAGCCGTTGGAGCATCACCGATCTTAGGTCTAACAATTATATCTGGAACAGGTGTATTTGCAGTTGCAGGTGGCGGAGTTTCTGCTCCCGGAGCACCGGCATTAGCACGTCTTTGCGCTAATTCAGCGTTACCGTCACCTCGTCCATTTCCAGTAGCTACCTTTTGTTGAATATTATTATTTAGATCTTGTAAGTCCCACGGCAACGGTCCGTCGCCCATAATTTTCTTGTAAGTTTCGACACTAGAAGCATCGCCGCTTTGAATTCTCTTTTTAAGTTCTCTTGCACTACGGTCAGCATCAGCATCTGATTGTCCGTCGGCACGTAACTTATTATATAGCATTGCAGGAGCATCAGTAGTATCCCATGCACTAGTTGAACTCGGTGTTAATGCTACTTGAGCAGCCGCTGCCGGACCACTCATTAATCCACGTCCTAACCATCCAAGGCCTTTCATAATCGATGAACCAATTCCGTCTTCGTCAATAGGTTTTCTAATATCTGTTGTAAGTTCTCTTAATCTCATAACACTATTTACCCTTTTTACGTCCTGACTTCATATTCGCACAGAAATGATAACCTTTTTGTCTTTCACCGCTTGCATTTTTAGCTTTCTTACGCAGACTTGTGACACTGCCCTTGCAACTCACACCTGCTTTTTTAAAACGTCCTGGTCTACTCGGACCTTTTTTCTTACCATCAGCAAAGTTTTCTGTGATCTCGAAGAATCTCACTAGCTTCTTCCTTTAGCAGCTCGGAAATATGCCATTGACTCATCTGGCGACATGTTGTGTCTATCTTCAAAAGTGCTCAAAGCATTCTTATCACTACCTAGCTTTAACATTAGATTTTTAAGTTCTTTGACTTTTTTAGGATCTAAATCTACTTTGGCAGGAGGATTTTTAATTTTAGTAATCTTGTATTCCAATTCGTCGCCAAATCTCTGTTGCAGTTGTTTTTTTAATGTTTCCTCATCTCTTATACCATAACCGTCAAAGTTCTTTTCCACGCTGCCCTTTCCGGGTATAGTGATTTCTACTTTGTAGTATTCGTATCCTGGTCTGTTAATATCTTTGGGTTCAGAAAACGCTTTAGCAACATCCACTTTCGCCCCAGTTGCGGCAGCCGCTCCAGCAACACCGATGCCTTTCAGCAGATTTCTACGAGTTATTTCATCAAGATTTTCTTCTTCGGTGGTTTTTTGAGCGTTCTGTTTGTAGGTCTTGGCGAATATGTCAGCCTTGACCACTCCGTAATCGTTAGGCCCGTGCTTCACGATGTAATCGTTGCCTTTGGTGTATTCAAGTGTGGCACCCCAGGAGGTATTCACAGCACCATCGTGATCCGCCAGTTTTGCCAACTTCACGATCTTTTTGGGTGTGGCAATGCCATTGCCTTGATCGTCTTTCAATTCTCGAAACTTTTCGGGTGGCATAGGATACTGTTCCCCTTTTGGACCAGTCATGATATAATCGCCTTTTTTGTAGCTCACCGGTCCTTCCAGCGTTTTTACGGTTCCGTCTTGGTCCGCAATCTCGTATTTTTCTTTTGCAGGGATCTTGTAAGTTTTGAAACCGTCCTTGAACCAATCGTCTGTGATTTGGTCGGTGCTTTCTGATAGTATCTCACTGAATCTCACGCTTCTGTTCCTTTTATTCCCATGTTGCTGGCAACCTTTTCAAATCGTGCCTGCCTGGCTTTTAGCCCATGTAGCCCACTGTTAATCTTTTTAGTGACTGCTCTAACATCTGTAAAATCATTTACTTTAGACTGTACACGCTTCTGCCAATATGCAACCGCAATCTTTGCCGCAATCTCTGGCTTACTGGCTTTGTGTGCATTAGACCAAGTGCTGGTTAAGTCAATGCCCAGTTCTTTCTGCATCCATTCGTAGTTCCAGCGTCCTGTGAGTTGAATGTAGCCGCGACCAATAAAACGTTCTGCATCATTTTTGCTTTTATTACCTAGTGCTTTTGCAATAGGTCCACTAGCATACTTCTTGATGTTAGGACGATCCTCAACCATATCACTGAAGTTTTCTGACTCGTGTGCCATTTGACTCATAAAAGAAGCAAGTTCAACACCTTCGATGCCTGCAGACTGTGCGGCTTTAAGCAGAATAAGTTCGTTGTCACTGCCTGTTAACGGTTTGTATGTAGAGGCAGTTTTCTCCTCTTTGTCTTTGTCGGGCAGTTCTATTTTAGAAAGATCCTGCTTGTCCTGAGCAGGTGCTTGAGCAACTTTTTTTTCGAGTTCTGAATCTTTATATTTCTGTGCGGCATCATATGCGCCAGCACCGCCTAATGCAACCGCACCTGCAAGCCCCGCTTTGGCTAATGTGCTACCAATGCCTTCGTTTACTGTTTCTTTTAGTGTAATAACACCACAGGCCAATCTGTCACCAGCATTACCTGTCTTCAAACTTTCAGCATCGCCACCTTTGCCTAGATCGTCTTGGTCTTTGTGTACAACTATAGCACGGCCAACAACACTGCGCTCGCCCATTAGGTCTACACGTTTAGCAACAATCTCAATGCGAGCGGTACCACTATCGTCAGCAGTAACGTTGCCAAGATCGCCAACGTGTCCTTGTTCCAAATCTCCATGATCTTCTCCGTCCGGATTATAGTGCCCGCCGGCACTTTCGCAACCTTGACTTAGGTCACCAAACTCGTGTATGTGAAAACCATGTTCCCCTGGCTCTAGTCCTGTGATCTTGCCTACAATCATTGTAGGACCATTTGCTTGTTGCTTGAATAAGACTGTACCTTCTACACCGTCACCGTGTTCTAGCACACATACTGCTGTTACAGTTTCTTGTGATTCAGATATTGTGTTTACGCTTTCGCATTGACAGTTACTAGCTTTAGTTCTTTTACATGCATTATTGGAGCTTTCTTTAACAGGCTCTTGCATTTGTTGTTTAATTGCTTTTGCAGTGCGTTCAAACTTATGATCTTTATATTTGAATCCAGTACCTCCAGCAGCTTCCCAATCTCGAATATTTTTGCCGTAGTCGTCGATTAAGATATTCGGGATACCGTCTTTGTTAGTTGCATACTGAGGTTTGTTATGCGTTATATATACATTGTCTGGAGGGAAGAAACTCAAATTCTTTTCAATCCATGTGCGCTTGTGTTTTTCTGAATTAGGATCATCTGCTAGTGGGCTACTACATATATTGTAACTACCTTTAACTTGTTTAATTAAACTTAGTAATTTTTTAGCTTCCGGAAGCATTGGCAAACGCAACCAAAAATCATCTGTATCTCTAATTTTTTGTAAAGCATCATTTATATCATGTTGTTTGTTGATATCAGTAAAATGATCAACATCCATAAGTCTAGCCCACTCGCCGAAGAAGTCTGCTAGAACACCATCCATGTCTACATAGATTTCACTAGCACTTGCTAGTTCTCCTAGATTTTCAACAAACTGTTTACTCTCTCCTAGATTAAACAATACGTTAGTCTTAGAACCTCTTACTTTTTTGCTTAGTGTAGCCGGACGACCGTCCTTGTCTACAGTGTTACCAAATTTAGCAGCTTGTTTTTTAATTTCGTCTGTACCGACGTCGACTGTGGTGTTAACACCTTTGACAATTCTACCATATTCAAAAAGTTCACGTAACTTCATTTTGATTTACGTCCTCTAAATGTTGGCATTCCTTGCGTTAGATAAGGCAAGCTGAACCATAATTCAAACCACTCTGGATCACCTGGTCTAATATTTTTTTCACGTTCTATTTCTTTTTTTTCAGTACCAGTAATACTGATGTTAGAACCATCATAAGCACTGTAGCCCTTAAACTCGTTTATGCCAGCGAGTTTTTTTATACGATCGAGTTCATCCATGTCTTAGATACCCATTTTTTCAGCCATAGCATCTAGCGTTCTTGCATCAACATGCATAAAACGTCTTGCAGCATCAGCAGCACTAATAGCTTCCTGCTTCATCATTTTTAGTGCCATTAGGTATTCTTGTTTGTATACTTTTGAACTAATGACCTTTTTTAGATCACTAATAGGGGAACCTTCTTCTACAGGCTGTTCCTCTTTGACACCTAATGCTTGATTTAATAATCCTACGGCTGTTTCTGCACCATCGCCATACATAAGTTTAGCTGCCTTTAGTTTATCTTCGTCACTCATTTCAGGCCAAGCAGCTCTTAACTCGCTTGCACTCTTGATCTGCATACCACTAAAGTCAAAGTTAATAGTAGGACCGTATGCTATGTAACCCATTTCGTCTGCTGTGTTTAAATCTTTGCCTGTATAGCTTCTGTAATATCTTGGTTCGTTGCCAGGCTTTTTTGTAGCCTTGTCTATTTTCATTTGATCAGGCAAAGGAGTTACATCGCGTTCCTTCTCACTTCTAACGAATACTAATGCAGTATCATCATCTATTAGATGTTTATATGCTGTAGCATTAAATGGAGCTGTATTAACTTGAATAAATCTATCTTCTGGAACACCTGCCATGCCTGCAAGTTTTTTCTTTACTTCGAAAGGAAAAGGACGTTCTGCTGTATCGTTTGTTGCGGCGACATAAACATTACTTTGACCAAATGTTTTTACAGCCCAGTCATATAAACTTTTGTGTCCAGGATGGAAAGGATGAAATCCGCCTGGCATAATTGCAACTGTTTTACTAGCCCTTGCTTCAAATATCTGACGTAGGTGCATCTAGTATATCCTTATCTGGAGTTCTTTCATAGTCTAAAATTCTTTGTACTAACTGTGACTGACCATCAGTATCAAGTAGTTCTTCTGGAGTTTTATTTAGATCATATTTTAAACAATAATGATTTAAACATTTTTTAATCATTGGCTGGATGTGTTTTTCAACGTCTTGTTGGCTATCAACAGACTTTACTTTACTCATGCAAGGGAGATAGTGTTTTCTATAAAATGCATCATCGTCGATCATGTGAAAGTGAACATCGTCTACTACGTCAAACGGTAGGTCGTCATTAACTTCTTTGTTTGTAAATTCAAATAACTTCATAATATCACCACTTTCTACAGGACCAATATCTCGCTTTGTGGCGAGGTCCTGGATTATCACAATTGTGTCTAGCACGGAAACTTCTACGAGCATCTGGATTAGACTTTTTAATTTTATGATCCTTAGATCCAAAGTTTACTTTTACAACATTACCTTTAGGATTCTTAACATACACTTTGAACTTTTTAACATCGCCTCTTGTAGGCTTGCCCAGTTTGACTTTGCGTCCTTGGTATTCTGCTTCGTCAAGTTCGTCATCTTCGTTGTACCACAGTATACCATAGTCTTCATGAAATTTTTCAACGTCTTCGTATGTAATTTCATTGATATCAGAAAGTTCTTTGATTCTATCTAGTTCGTCAATGCTTTCGTTGTTTGAAGGTTTGTATTTGTTATAAATCTTTCTGTCAGGATCTAAAATATCACCTAATCTTTTTATTTCACCTGCTTGATCGCGACCCTTTGACCATACTCTGTGATCGTCACTGTAATTGTAACTCCAGTCATGACTTTTAAGCATAGAAATATACTTGTCCATTGCTTCTGGACCTAGTTCTTCCGGAGATGGTTGTGTTTTTTTAGCGGTCTGTTTTGGCATAGGAACAGTCTCGCGATCCTTGTCAAAATACTGAGATAACGCTGCTGAAACTGAATCTTGTTCTTTCCTGCGTATAGAGTTTTTATCTGCTTCTTCGAGGTAGTCGTAAAATTTCTTTGTCATAAACTGACCTCAATATCAAAGTTTTCGTATCCTAAATCAAACAATTTATGGGCAATGTTATTTGCTACTTGGTCTGATTGTTGGTTATTTAACTTTACATGGGTTTCTACTACTAGTACAGTTTTATTTTCGTCGTTTTCAAAAAGTGAATAATTAGTTTCACTTTCTAATAATGCGTTAGATGCACCAGAAGCAACTTCGTTTACTACAATATCATCCACTTCTTCAATTTTGTCAAAAATAATGTTAATAAAATTTTTCATAGTTGATCCTAATGGTTTAATCTGATGCTGTTAACGGTGCCGTCTGTGATTGAAAGTTTTGCTCTAATGTACACAAAATTGCCAGTAAAGTTGGCATACTTGGATGCTGTTTCTTGTGAGGCTGTGTAAGTGTGTACGTCAAACCAATCGTCTGCCGTAGGACTAGTAGATAACGTTGCCTGTATAATAATATCTCCAGACAAGTCGACAAAGTCATATTGAACTGTATGAAAACCGTCACTACGTCCGTAGTAGCCGTCTCCTTTAAAGTTTTCTCCAGTAACAGTCGTTACAGTTGACCCGTCTGCTGCTGTGCTTTCTGATAATATAATTTCACTTGTACTTGGCATAATACTATTTATGCAATTCGTGTCGGCTTACGTATTTAACAACCCTACCAAATTTGCTTCCACTTGCTATTTTAGTCAGCATTAATTGCTTTTCTGATTTTACATAAAAGTAATATCCATTTGAATAACCATAATTTTTTATATGTTGTTTTGCCTTCGCTCCAATTTTGATCCACGATTTGTTGTGGTCACAATAATCTGCAAAATCTGGATTGACACGACTCCCAAAATAAACTTTGTATGGCCATTCTACTTCATTGTCAACAATTTGTACATTAGTATTATATTCAAGATAGTTCTTAATAGAATCAGTTTCAGGCTCCCAAAATTTTGTAGCCTGAACTTTTTTAGATAACTCTGTCAACCAATCTTTTTCTGTACTGTAAATGTCTATGTTGTATACTTCACATCTAACTGAACATTTATCTTTGTTGTTAACAAGTGCATTGTAAATTACACATGCCTCCATAAATGTTTCTAAAGAAATGTGGCGATGTCTTCGCCACGAATTTCTAAGGTAAAACAGCGTAAGAGGCAAGTCAGACTCTGCCTGCAACTGCATGGAGTCTAAATTTGACTTTGCAAAAGCAAGATTAAGATTTTTAAAAATATGACAAATTTGATTATGGATAGTCAATTTGTACGGATATTTTTTATAGAATAAACTAGTCGTGCAATACTTCTTCATCTTTTACCTTCACAGACACAGTGCTAAGATGCAAGTTGTTTTCTTTTGCATCGATTTTAAGTGTTCCGCCATTGCGTAAATCACCGAATAACATCATTTTAGACAAAGGACGTTTAATTTCTTTATCAATATATCTGTGCAACGGCCTTGCTCCCATTTTACTATCGAATCCATTATCAACAATAAGATCAATAGCATCGTTTGTAATTTCACAAACAATATTTTTCTCGTCTAGCATGTTTTTAAGTTCTAATAAGAACTTCCCTACAATTTTAATAGAGATGGGCTTGTCAAGTTTTCCAAATGTTACTACACCGTCGAGTCTGTTGCGGAACTCTGGAGCAAAAAATCTTTTAAATTCTTCGTCGCCGTATTCCTCAGTAACACTATCATTAAATCCAATAGTATTTTTTTCAGCTTCTGAAGCACCTAAGTTAGTAGTTAAGATAAGGATGCAATTACGAGCATCTGCTTCTTTACCATCACTTCCTGTAATTTTACCATTGTCCATAATCTGTAACAAAATTTGAGAAATATCAGGGTGTGCCTTTTCAATTTCGTCTAACAGTAATACACAATTAGGATTTTCTTGTAACTGATTAATTAACTGTCCAGAATGATCATCGTGTCCAACATATCCTGGGGGCGAGCCGATTAACTTACTAATGCTGTGCTTTTCTTGATATTCGCTCATATCGAATCTAGCAAGATTAACACTTAGATGCTTAGACAATTGTTTTGCAAGCTCTGTTTTACCGACACCAGTTGGCCCCATAAACACAAAACTACCAATCGGCTTGTCCTCAGATTTAAGTCCTGCTTGAGCTACAAGAATTTTATCAACTATTTCGTCAATAGCTGTATCTTGACCATAAACATTAAGTTTAAGATTTTTATTCAACTGATTTAAATTATTAGTTTCTTTCTGTTGAACTTGCTCAGGTGGTAGGTTAACAACTTTAGCTAATTCAAACTTGATTTCATCTGCGGTTACTACTTTTTCTTCGGCGTCTTCTTTGATGTTGAAGCGACTACATGCAAGATCAATCAAGTCAATTGCTTTGTCAGGAAGTTTTTTATCTGTGATGTATTTTACACTTAATTTAACCGCTTCTGTAATTGCTTCATCTGTAATAGTAGCGTCATGAAAGTCTTCATAGTATTTCTTAATACCTAGTAAAATTTCAATTGTAGTTTCCTTGTCAGGCTCTCCTACAGTTACACGCTGGAATCGACGCATTAGTGCACGATCCTTTTCAAAGTACTTGCGATACTCGTCCCAAGTAGTTGATGCTACTACTTTAATATCACCTTTACCGAGTGCTGGTTTAAGCATGTTAGCAAGATCATTTGAACTATTGCTTCCGCCAGCACCTGCACCGTTCATCATATGTGCTTCGTCGATAAACACAATAGTTTTGCCTTGCTTTCGAATTGCAGCAAGTACAAGTTTAAATCGTTCTTCAAAATCTCCTCGATATTTTGAACCTGCTAGCATTGCTCCGATGTCTAGGTTATATACGCTATATTCTTCAAGGAACTTAGGAACTTGTTTATTAACGATACGATATGCAAGACCTTCTGCAATAGCTGTTTTACCTACTCCAGGATCTCCTACTAACAGTACATTATTTTTCTGTCTTCTTCCTAGCGATAAACAAATAGTTTCTAGCTCATCTTGACGTCCAATTACAGGATCAATCTTACCACTTTGAACTTCTTCATTAAGATTAGTAGTAAAAGACTTTAATGCTTTTTGTGCATGACCTTGAAGTTCTTCATCTTCTACGCTATCAGTATATTCGTTGTTAATATATTGACTGAATTTATCTTTATCGAGCCCTGCATTTGTAACTAGATATGTAGCATATGACTTTTTCTCTGTAAGCATTGAAAGAATAACGTCAGTGAGGTCAATTACTGCACGACCGCTAAATAGAACTTGTGTAAATGCTCGATTCATTACACGTTCTACAGTTTGTGTTTTCTTTGGTTTATATGTTGTAGTTTCAACTTTAATGTCGTCCAGTTTATCTTTTAAGTAATCCATTACTTCATTCTGGAGTTGACCGACATTAATCCCGTATCCTTCAAGAACTTTTTGAAAATTCTCAGAACAAAGCATAGCAAACAAAAGGTGCTCTAATGTTACATACTCATGTTGTAATTTTTTTGCATCTTTGATTGCTTTTTCAAATACGCTTTGTAGCTCTTCAGACGGTTCTACCATGTGGTTCTTCTCCTATATGTTATATTTACATTATACAAAGGTTAGTTAAATAAGTCAAGAGTACTTTTTACAAATATACTCAATTTGTTTTAGGTCGTCACGATCTAAACCAGTAGGAATTTGCCCTAATATTTTTACTAAAATATTTCCTGGTTTACCCTTCATGTTAGGCAATCCTTTACCTGTAATTCTAAGTGTAGTATTGGGCTGTGTTCCTGCAGGTATTTTAAGATCAATATTCGACCCATTTGGGATATTTACTGTTACAGATGTGCCCAGTATTAATGATAATACATTTATACGCTTGACTGTAATTAGGTCCAGTCCGTGCACCTCAAAATTATTATCATCTTTTATATTTATTTGTACATAAAGATCGCCGGGGGGAGCTTGAGGAATATCTTGTTGACCCATGTTTTGGTATCGTATCTTATCCCCGTTACGTACACCAATTGGAATGTTAATATCTATAGTTTGTTCTCGACCATTGTTTAGTCTATAAGAAGCAATAATATTTTTTCCATTATACACATCTTGTATATCAACATTACAACCGATAGTTATATCTCTATTACGCATTTGTTGTCTTGCTCCAAAACCAAACTGAGTAAAAATATCCTCAAAGTTGTTCATGTTGCTAGTATTAAAATTAAATGCTTGACCACCGTTGTTTTGTTGATGATCATACATGCCACGTTTATTAGTATCACCTAATGTTTCGTATGCTTCAGTAACTTGTTTAAATTTTGTGTCATCTCCGCCCGTTCGATCAGGATGATTTGCCATCGCTAATTTGCGATAAGCCTTTTTAATTTGTTCTGGAGTAGCGTCTTTTGAAACGCCTAGTATAGAATAATAGTCCATACAATTACTTATCGCATGGACCATTATGTAGTAGTGTTAGTGATTACTTCTTTTTAGCAATTGCATCAGCACCAAAGAATGCTGAAACTAATACCGCAATTGATGCAAAATACGTTGGTGCAATATCAGCAATTAAGTTTGCTGCCTTGTCTAGACCTAGTAATGATGTTACTGCGATACCGATTGGATAAATTAATAATCCTGCAAGTGAAAACCATGCCATCTTACGAATAGCATCGCGTTGTGCGTCTTGATCTTCTAATGCCTTACGCTTAAACTCAAGATGCATCTCCATTTCTTCTGCTGAAATGTGTCCGTCACCGTTCGAATCAATACCTTCAACTGCTTTTGCGTCGATTGTTTTCTTTTCATCTGCCATCACTTATTCCCCTCTAGTTTAGCAATTCGAGCTTCTAGCTCATCTATTTTTTTAGTTACATGTGGATATTTCTTGCGCCATGCATCCTTTGGTTGTTCTAACCAAGTCCATCCATAACGTTCTACTAGAAAATCAAGTGTTTGGTCAAGTTTAGCATAGCACCAAAGTCCTGCTCTAGTATCTTTGAAATATGCCAAGAACGCCGCACCTGCTAACGATCCTAGTATTGCTGTGTAAATCCACAGCGTGTCGTCCAATAGACGATCAATCATATCCATAGTAAGCCCTCCGTTTACTATGTATATTTATTCTTGTGTGTCTGTTTCTTCTGGTAAGGGTTTTACTGCTTCTTCGTAGTATACAATAATTTGCTGTTGCTGTTCTATATACCTTCTTAGTTCAGCAAAGTTTAGAGATAAGTTTTCGTAGTCTTTTACGCTAATAGCGATGTATGCATCAGCGCCGTTTTTAGCTTCAAAATCTTTTACAAATTCGTCATAGTTTTCTTTCGATACTACATAGATTTTAACGTCGTTGAGTTGTACTGCCTTAGGACGGGCAACAACTGGTACGGTAGTCTTTACAGTATTAGTTACTGTTACTATCTTGGGTTCCGGCGTCATCATCGAGCACCCTGCTAGGGTCAGTGATGTTAGCAAGATCATCCCAAAGTTGATCAGTCGCATTTTGCATCCTCTTTTCAATTAGTCCTGGCTTCTTATTTGCCAAGTGTGTAAGATTGTGTTTTTGTAGAGTAGCACGAAGTTCATCTCCGTACTGCTCTGCTTGTTGTAATTGTTGTTGTAGTTCTTTATTCAATTCGGCATTACGTTCAATATCTTGTTGCATAGTCGAAATAGATGCTTCGCTTATAGCTACTGCTGTTTCTAACTTTGCAACATTTTCTCTTGCAATTTTTAGATCGGCTTGTAGCTTGTTAACGTACACAAGTCCAGCACCTCCTAAAGAAATTACAGTTAATATAAGTGCAATACGAATTGAACTAAACATTATTTTTCCTTTTTAAACAATGTCCAAGCGCCATATGCAATAGCACCATATGCTACTAGACTTGCAATCGGTTTAAAAATTAAAAATGCAATACCTGCTCCGATGAGTACAGCACCGTCAAGTGTTGTACGCTCACCTAATCTTGCTATAATAAAATTCTTCATCCTAGTAATTCTCCTAGCGTTGAAGGACCTGCAATACCGTCTGCTGTTAGACCGTTTGCTGCCTGCCATTCTTTAAGCGCACGTTCGGTACCTGGACCAAAGTCACCGTCAGCACCAATACCTAGTGCTTCCTGCATGATTTTAACACCTTCGCCTTTTGAACCTTTGCGTAGCACACCGATATCGTCAATGATATCTTCTACTGAATCATCGTCTGTGCCTAAGTCTTCTACACTCATGCCTAGTACTTCCATAGCATGTGCATAACG